CTGAATTATTACCACCGCTATATGATTGAACAACAAATCCAGTTGTACTTACAGAATTTACAATATCATTTGCAACGGATTGTGCAGATGTATCAATGCTAGTAAGAGTATTTTGAATTCCTCTAGTTGTATCTTGTAAATAATGGTCGTATGTTGTACTTCTACTTTTTAACCAAACAAGTCCACCCTTGGTAGATAAATCAATTCCATTGGTAATAGTCTGTAATGCCCCTGTACCCGTATACAAAAAGCAAGAGAACACATCCTCGATGTAGTTGACGGCAGTTACCTGTGCAAACTCGCCAAAGCCTTGAGCCGATGCCGCACCTCTAGTTTGAACTAATGGCATGGTTGTCCTTAAGCAAACTTGGTCTGTGAGGTGAATACGGTAAACGCTGCGTTGCCCGTTTTGATGATCGTGTACATATACACATCAACTGAACTTGCATTACCCGCCGCATACGCAGTGCCGCCTTGGTATTTAGGGGTCACAGTTGTGCCATCGACTTGAACCACAGAGTTGTAATAGGCCGTAGCTCCTTGCGTTACAAGGAAGGCAACAGTCACAGACTGGCCTGTAGTCATGGCAGTGTTTAATGATGTACCGCTAGAGGCTCTGAAGTTGACAGTCCAGTTAGCTGATGCGTTGCTGGTGAAATAACGAACAGACTGAGTGGTGACATCGTAGTTGATCGTGCCGGTAGCTGCCGTGGCTTCTACAGTTGCCACTTCGGCTGCGTTACTCAAGATTTCTGCCAACGCTGATGATGTGCCAGCAAATGTCTGAGTACCTGTAAAGGTGTTGGCGACATTGACAACAGCAATGTTCGCCGCTGCCAGAGTCGTTTGCCCTGTACCACCGTTGGCAATAGGCAAAGTTCCTGTCACACCAGTGGATAAAGGCAAGCCAGTCAGATTGGTTGCTGTTCCACTTGCGGGTGTTCCTAAAGGCCCACCGTTATCAATAATCCTGACCCACACACCACTGTGAGCAAAGAACATTGCCCCATCTGCATGAGAGTGAGCCAATGCGCCATGATAAGTAGAGGCAGAGGGAAATGCTGCTTGGTTTGCGTAGTAAAACGGGATAACCGATCCAACTTGCGGCGCTGTGATCGCACCATCGTCAGCCACAGTCACCAAACTGTTTTGAATCAATTTTCCAGTTGTTCCATCGTATCGTGTGATGGCATTGTCTGTCGCAGAGGCGGGGCCAACCACATCGCCAAAGCCAGAGCCTACTGCCGTGATGGTCTGGTTGGGCCAAGTGCCTGAAACTGTGACGTTTGTACCTGCCACAATGCTAGGGGTTGCCGTTGCTGTGCCGCCATTTGCTACTGCCAAAATGCCTGTAATGTCAGCAGTAGAAAGGCTTACAGCATCCCATGCCGCATTAGTGCCATCGCTTTGCAAATACTTGTTGGCAGCAGAGGTTTGTGATGGCAGCAAGTTATTCAACCCGCCGGCAGCAGTAGATGCGCCCGTGCCGCCATCGGCCACCGCCAGATCAGTGATGCCGGTGATTGAGCCACCCGTGATGGCCACGCTGCTTGATGTGATCGGCCCTGTCACCCCTGCCGTTGCTGTAACTGCACCAGTCAGTGTCGATGTACCTGTCACCGCCAGGGTTGTGCTTGCCGTGATTGCTTTGGCCGCTAGGGTTGTGTTGGCTACTGTGGCAGTTCCTGTAGCCGCGCCAAGGTTTAAGGCCGTAGCCGCACCGGCAAAGTTCACAGTGGTTGCCGTGGTGTTGGCCAGGGCAAAGGTGGTTGATGGTGTTGTCAGGCTGGTGGTAACTGCTGGGGAAGTCAGGTTTATTGTGCCTGTTGCCGTCAGCGTACCAGCAACCGCTATGGTCTTGCCAGCGCCAATATTTAGACCGACACTTGTGCCAGTGCCGGCAGCCGCAAACAGCGCATCAACTTGGTCTAGGTCTGTATTTACCTTAGTACCCCAAGTGTTGGCACTTGCGCCGACCTCTGGCTTTGTCAAGCCTAGATTCGTGGTGGTGGTATCTGCCATTTTTAATCCTTAGCCAAAAGTTTTTGCGCGGGTGATAAGTTTGCCGCCGGTAGTTGAGCCTCGGTCATCGGCCACTTGCAAGTCATTCAATGCACGCTCGTAAAGAGTCGCCCAAACTTGAATTCTTGCATCATCCTGCAAGTATGGCGCGGCCTGCAACAGCGCTCCATACAGGTATGCGTCAGGGCTGGATGTCAAAAGAAAATTGGTTGCAACACTTGCAGACAGCTTGTTTAAATTTGCAAAGTAAACAATTTCTGCCGTGTAGGCTGCGTCTGGTGTTGGCACAAAACGAAACTCAGTGCCGACCACGCCAAAGAATTTGGGCCTGCCGCCGCCAGTTTCTCTGGTCGCCTCATCGTCCAGAGAGTCCATTGTCATAAAAGACAAAGGTGTATCTGGATTTGTACTGGTCAACTTCAGCGCCCTGACCTCTAAAAAGTCAGCCGGTGTTGTTTCAAACTCCGAGTCCACTGTCAGGGTTGTCCTCGTCAGCATCTGACGGGTGCGTAGCGTGCGCTCCATCTGCGCCTCGGCCAGAGAGATAAAGTCAGGAATTTCAGTGGTCAGGTCTGTCCGATTGAGCCAGTCTGCGACAGATGCTTTTAGCTCAGTGTAGGTTGTCAGTGCCATCAAACTTCCCCTGGTCGAGTCCTAAAATGCCGGTTGTCGGGGTCATTGAGCCAGCGCTTCATGTACGCCTGATCATCCAATTTACCCGCTTCTTTCAGTTGATAGTATAGGCTAAGTGGTATGCTGGCGACCTTGTTGAACTCGCCCCATTTGGCGCGTTCATCAATCTGGTTGAACTCACTTTTGTTTTCCTCAATCACATCCGTCACATCTTGCTGGGTCTGGATGGTGGCCTCGCCCTTGTCATCGTCATAGTGCCATGTGCGGGTGATGCCTAATTCTTTGTTGGTATCAAAAACTTTTTTTTCCATTTTAAAAAAAGGGGGGTATTGCTACCCCCCTTCCCTTTTCAACTTTTAGGTTGTTGTCAAGTCAGCAGCAATGCCGTGGGCATCTTCCGCTGTGATCTTCAATCCGAATTCGACAAGCAAAAGTCGCTTGTCGGCATCGCCTGTTTTGGCCAATTCGATTTGCTGGTAAGGACGCAGCACAACCATCTTGGCGTAATCAGGGTCAAGCACAAGCGCATCGCGCTCACGCATGAACCGATTTGGAACAACTGACACATTGCCAAAGTCGCTGACATAAATGTCAACCGCGCCGATTAGCACGGCTGGTTTTGCGCCTCCATCAATGTTGAAACGGCTTGAAGCAATGCCGGCGAAACCAGAAACACGCTGCTTGTTGACAGGGCCAACCATCAGGATTTTTGGAACACCACCAGAAGACCACACCTTCTGAATCACATCTTTCAAAATGACTTCAGTAAATGCACGCTGCGTGCCATCCGTGCGGGTGGAGTTTGGCAGTGTGGTGTAGCTCGGGTTTGCGCCGCCTGAGCCAACAGATGTATTGGTCTTCAAGAAAGCCAACACCGATCCAGTGACCCGCGCAGTGCTTGTGCTACCAGCATTTGCAGCCGTGTTTTGCAGCATGTTGAACTCTTGATCGCGCTTTAGCTCAGAACTACGCTTGGCAATTTGATATGCCAACTCGCTGCGTCTGCCTGCCTTATTTACTACTTCCTCAGTAGCTGACAAGACAATAGTCTTTCGGCTAATTTGGCAGTAGTTCTGCACGCGCACAGTGGCCACGACAGCATCAAAAGATGAGATGTCGTCACCCTCCAGTTGGGCATTGGCAGCAGCAGCCGCCAGCACATCAGTCTGGAATTCAAAGAGCGTGTTGGTCACAGATTCGCGGCCAATGTTGCTCATGAAAGGCGTTTCTTCGGGCGAGATGTTTGCAATCACATTGCTGAGATCTTCACGAATACCCTTTGCTGAAAAGGTCGTAAACGTGTTCGTTACGATAGTCATAATATTTCCTATTTAAGAAGTTTAAAAATTGCATCAGCCGCATCATCGACACGGCCAGTTCTTGCAAGACGCTGTTGTGCGCGGACTGCCTCAGTTGTTGTCGAAACCCGACCCGCTGCTCCTGGCTTGGCTGGTCGTGGGCCATTGTTCGTCACAGGCTTGATGCCTTGGCGTTTACTTACCATCTGGTCGAAAAGTGCCGCTTTTCGCAGCAGTAAGACCAGCCGGTGGTCGTAAACACTCTTCAAGTCTTCATCACTAAAACCGGCAGACTTGGCAGACTCAATGAGCATTGCTTTTTCGAGCTTTGCTTTCTTTGCGTCTTTCCACTCTGGCAGTGCGGCCAACAGCGCATCTTTCTGGCT